TCAACTATCCCCGCTCCCATGCGTACTGGGACATCGGTTTCCGCTCCGCTTTTGTTGATCTGTAATCTGTTGCACTGTAATCTGACTGAGGCTGCGATAGCAGCCTCTTATTTTATTTTTTACCTTGCAATAACGAAATACGATATAAAATAACAAATAAATCCGAAGCAGAACTATGTGTGGTAGAATGGAAAAAAATATGGTATAGAGGGACTTTATGGAGGAATTAAAGATATTACAAAAGACCTTTGATATGATGAACTATGCTTATCCTGCATTGGCACAATATCCAAAGGGCGAGAAATTCGCCCTTGTTGTGGATATAAAGAGGTGCATGGATGTTATGTTGGAGAGGATTATCGAGGCCAACAAAAAGTATTATAAGAAAACTACACTACAGGAATTAGATGTAGAAGTGGAAAAGTTAAAGGCATATGTCCGATTGTCATATAACTTAGGTTTTTTACCTCCGAAAAAATATGAACAATGGTCCGGTCTGGTAGTTGAAATTGGCAGAATGGTAGGAGGCTGGATAAAGAGTGTAAGCAAGTAGGGTACGGAATACTGCGTTTGCCGATTTGCGGGGGCAACTGGAACAATGGTGCCAACGCTGGTGTCTTCAACTTGAACCTCAACAATCCCCGCTCCAATGCGAACTGGAACATCGGTTTCCGCTCCGCTCTGCCTTCAAGTCAGATGCTGCAGACCTAATGGGTGTGCAGTCAGTACAGAGGTGTAAAGGATTCCGTCTCCTTTGCTCTCGCAAAAAAATGTAATGGGCATGAATGCCGGTAGTAGTATAAGCGAATCCCGCAATGCTCTGAAAGGAGATAATATGTCCATTAAAAATGTGTATGCTCAAATCGTATCTTTTGATAATTTGCTACAGGCTGAGAAAGATGCCCGAGCAGGAAAAAGATATGAAAATGAGCAGCTTGCATTCTGGGGGAACCTGGAAGACAATATACATTCGATATCCGAAAAACTTAAATGCCATAATTATCCGCCAGACATATACCATCATTTTTATGTGTATGAGCCAAAATTGCGAAAAGTAATATTTTCTGATTACACAACAAAGGTAATTCAAAGGGCAGCATACAATGTACTCAATCCTATAGTTTGTAAAGGGATGATTAGTGATACCTATTCCTGCATAGAAGATAGAGGACAACTTAAATCTATGCAGAGATTAGCAGGGTGGGTTGATTTTGTAGAGAAAAGCGGTGAACGTTGGTACTATCTGAAAATGGATGTGGAGAAATTCTTCTATCGAATGGATCATGAGGTGCTTATGAGCATAATCCAGAAAAAGATAGGGGACAAGGAAGCAGTTAGATTCCTTGAACATTATGTGTGCCATGCTTCCAGAGCATTTGGACTTCCGCTTGGAGTAAAGTCACCACTGGAAATATCGGATAAAGAAATGCTGTGGGATGTAGGGATTGCCATAGGTGGCGGATTGTCACACATGTATGGCAATATGTATTTAAACCCTATGGACCAAATGGCGAAGAGAAAAGAGGGCATACAGTATTATATTCGTTATATGGATGATGTGATTATTCTATCGACGGACAAGGAGCTGTTACACAGGTACAAGAATATGTTTTCTGATTTTTTAGGCGATGTTCTGAAACTTCGATTAAATAATAAAACAGCAATTCGACCTGTCTCACATGGCATGGAGTTTGTTGGTTATACTATTCGCCCTTTTGATGTTCGATTGAGAAAAAGCACAAGCCTTAGAATGAAAAGGCATTTGAAAACAATACAGGAGCTTTATCGTGATTATGAGATAGACCTTGATAGAGCCCGCTCCACTCTTATGAGTTATAAGGCCTTGATGGACCATTGCGACTGCAGGGCTTTGGAAAAGAAAATATTTGAGGATTTTGTTCTTACGCACAATCCGAAGGAGGCTGATACAGACAATGGATGAAGACAATATGTTGGAACTGCTCGAACTTTATATGGATATGGTTGAAAAACAGGATGAAATCATATACCGCCTTGGAAAAATCGTAGCCAGACAGGCAACGGATATTCAACTGTTGAAAAATGACAGGGAATTTTCGGACGATAAACTGACGGAGGATACAGCAATTGTAGATGAAGTTATCGGGCAGTATAACGATATGAAAAGCGAATTAGAGCCGTAAGGCTCTTTTTTTATGCCCTTTGGAAGGAGGTGAGAGAACAATGGAGGATCCAATTACAAGAGCTGAGTATGAAGAATACCAAAAGCGAATGGAGCAGGAAGACCACAGGCAGAACCGACGGATTGAACAGTTGGAGGAAAATACCAAGCAGATCAACGCTCTTACGGTATCAATAGAAAAACTGGCACAGAGTGTTGAAAGCATGGTCAGGGAGCAGGAGGCACAGGGGAAACGTCTCGTGTCTTTGGAAAGCAAAGACGGAGAAATGTGGAGAAAAGTCGTTGGTTATGTAATAACTGCGGTAGTAGGAATTGTCCTAGGATTTGCATTTACGCAAATTGGAATGTAACTTTAGTTGAGATTATTTATAGGAGGAATCATCATGAACATGGAATTTATTATTGCTAATGCGTCACAGTTACTTGTTGTAGTTGCGGTTATCTGTACACTGATTTCTGTAATTACAGAGTTCACAAAAGAGATTGGGATTCTTAACAGAATTCCTACATCTTTGCAGGTCTTAATCCTGTCAATTATAATTTGCGTCACAGCCTTTTTTGCATATATTTCATATGCGAAAATCACCTTCGTGTGGTATTACCTCGTGGCTGTAATTTTTGCTTCATTCATTGTTGCTATTGTTTGCTGCAAAGGTTGGGAATATCTGATTACTATTTGGAAAAGGTTCTATAAGCCGGAGGATAAATGAGAACGGTGATTATGGTCTACATAATCATTGCAATTTTAGGATTCACAGCAGGAGTGATTTTGCTTTGCAGGGCAATGTATAAATCTATATCCAAAAGACACACAGAGAATACACCGGGGATAGTAATATTCCCGGTATTTCTTGTGTTAGCATCAATAGCATGGCCGCTGTGTCTAATTGCACTTTGTGTACTGACCATAAAAGAATTGGATAATGAACAAAATAACTATGATCAAAGAGATTTGTAGGAGGAACACATGAAAGAACAGGATTTTATTCAGAAAATATGTGGATATGCGATAAGTGATATGAAAGAGAACGGAATTCTCGCCTCTGTCACGATTGCTCAGGCTATTCTTGAAAGTTCCTGGGGCACATCTGAATTGGCGAAGAAAGCTAATAATTACTTCGGCATGAAATGCTCTCTGAGCAGCAACTCGTGGGGAAGTGTATGGGATAGAGTATCAAAATACACAAAAGTCACAAACGAGCAGGATGAGGCCGGAAAAATTTATACTATCAAAGCGGATTTTAGGGCATATCCAGACATAGAAATGAGCATAAAGGACCATTCAATGTATCTTGTTGGTGCTATGAATGGAACGGAACATAGATATTGTGGTATCGCAAACGAAAAAGACTACAGAAAAGCGGTTGAAATCATTAAAGCTGGAGGATATGCCACAGATATAAATTATGTGTCTAAGATTTGCTCAATCATAAAGAAATATGAATTAACACAGTATGACGAAATGGAGGAATTGAATATGGGAATTGAAATCAGAAAGCAGATTGCAACGAATAGTCCCTGCAATAAAACGGGAGATGAAATTACTGTAAAGGGCTCTATGTTACATAGTGTAGGGTGTCCGCAGCCTAAGCCGGAAGTATTTGCAAAGATTTGGGAGACTTCTACAGGAGCCTGTGTTCATGCAGTTACAGGCGCTGACGCTTATGCAATTCAGTGTTTACCTCTTTTCCCGGAGCGGAAAAAGGCTAGAAGAGGATGGCATGGAGCAAGTGGAAAGAATGGCAGTGTCAACAACACACATTTATCTCTTGAAATGACAGAGCCGGCTACAATTAAGTATGTGGGAGGGTCTACATGGATTGAGACAGGAGACGGAAGCAATACCAAGAGACATGTCCTTGCAACATATGCGAATGCAGTACAGGTATTTGCTAAATGGTGCAAGGAATTTGGGCTAAATCCATTGGAGGATGGTGTAATTATCTCACATCATGAGGGAAATCAGAGAGGTATCGCAAGCAATCATGGGGATGTTGAGCACATTTGGAACAAGTTTGGACTTACTATGGATCAGTTTAGAGAGGATGTTAAGAAAGCCATGGGAGGACAGACGATTAACACAGTGCCGGATGCACCAGTAGATAACAGCAGCGATGATACAAGTTCACAGGCTGTCAATCCTTTGAGCGGTTCTGTGAAGATTATTTACACAGGTGATGATGGACTTAATGTAAGAAAAGCACCTTGTATATTAGACAAGTATGTTGATCATGTTGAACATGCAGGCACATTCACTGTAACAGGTATATCCGCAGATGAAAAGTGGTATCAGTTAAAGAGCGGGCTCTATATCACAACCATACCTGAATATGTATCATTCAAAGCAACACCGGCTCAGAAGCAACAGACAGCAGGCACAGGATATTACAGAGTAAGAAAAGCCTGGAGTGATGCAGGTTCACAGATTGGAGCATTCAAGAATCAGAACAATGCCATTGAATTATGCAAGCAGAACAGCGGATACAAGGTATTTGATAATGATGGCAATGAGATCTATCCTTGCATCAAAGATGATGGTGCTCCTTTTAAGTTCCGAGTAACAATTCCTGATCTCCGAATTAGAAAAGGGCCGGGAACCACATATGATTATTGGAAAAAGAATGGAAGTGCTGAGCACACCGGGGAAAATGTATTCACAATTGTTGATACATCCGAGGGTCCAGGAGCAAAAATGTGGGGCTTGTTAAAATCCGGAGAAAAGGATAGAAACAGATGGATTTCTCTTGATGAAGATTATGGAAACAGACTGTAATAGTCAAGACGGGCAGTTGCTCCATAACCTATACCGATAAGATATAACACAATCCGCTATAAAATAACAAACGACACAAAAAGATGTCAGAAAATGCTATTTTATAACGGAAGGAGCAACGACGTATGATAAGAATTTTACTATCTACAAAGCTCGGCGAAATGAAATGGAGTCAGGCGGATCTGGCCAGGGCAACCGGAATCAGACCCAACACCATCAGCGAATTGTACCATGAGTACACAGATAGGGTGAATTTGGAACACCTCGACCTAATATGTGAGGCTCTACATTGCGAACTCGATGAACTGATTGTTAGGGTGCCAAATGATTATGCGAAGATTACCCACACCAGATCCGGCTCCTTGATTTCGTCAGACAAGTAGTGCTGCAACACTGCTGTCATAGAGAAAGACGTTCAAGGACCGAACGTCTTTTTTTATACCACAATATTTATCTGCATTCAATGGTATTTCTATCCAACGAATTCTCAAATAGTGCTAAATCAAAATTATTATCAATATATCCCTGCCGGATGGTTTCTATGTAGGTCGAAGATGGTCTTCCGGGTGTACGCTGTTGGTTCATAATATAGACCATAGCTCTTTTCTTTTTCCCACCAATATCAACCATTACATTCTGCTTATAATAATATCGGGGATATCCTTCATATATATCTAATCTTTTCTCGTCTTCTGGTTCAATATTCCATAGTAGAACAGGAACATATGAACCATGCTTTTTGGCTATTGTTGCGTGCGAATTGGTTGCACTGCCTCTATACAAAAGTTCCCAGTTAGTTAATTGTCCAGTGCTATAAATACTCGCAGAGGGGCATCTATAAGCCATCTGCTTTAAGTTGAGATTGCTTCCGTATGCTACATACAATTTTCCCATATTATTCTCCAATCTCCCCGTTGTGCCGGTAGGTCAGCACTTTTTACTAAGCTGCTCGACAAGTCATTCCGGCAGCTTTTTTAAGTGGTGTCATAAGATGAAGCCTGCATGTTTTGAATTCGTCTCCATAAAGTCCAAGGCGGTGAGTGAGGATGTTTCTCATAATTGTAACTTTCTGTTCTGGTGTGTATCCATCCATTGAACGGAATACGATTTTTTCTTGTGAAGTGATAGCCCATGCAGATACCGCCAAACAAAACTGTATGTAGGCCTTGATTTTTCCTGCGTGAAGTGTGCTGTTAAAAAGTCTGAATTCCACTGTACCCTTGGTGAAGAAAGAATGGAGATTTACTCCATGATATCTTGTGGAATTGTAATGCTGATGATCGATTCCACCGCAATAACCATCATTTGCTCTGCTATACCAGATTTCTTCGGCTTTTTCTTTTGTAAGATACTTATCCTTTTTCATGGCATCAAGTAGCGTTTTGTTAAGTTTGTGGCACCAGCTACTCTCACGGTCTCCGATTTGGAGTGCTTCGTAAATCAGATCCTGTCTGGCTGTCATAAAGTTAACTAATCTTCTGAGAGATACTGCTGTATGGTTTGCACCATCGACATGGATATGAATACCGCAACTGCTATGAGCCTTTGCTCCGTTCTCTCGGAGTTTTCGTATGATGTTTTGGAGAAGTTCAATGTCGGAATAATTGAGCGGCGGTGTTACAAATTCGACTCTGTATTCATCAAGAGGCTCGCTTGTATCATCGTTTCTTATTGGTGTGATAGATGAATCTCTCATAATTTTCCATTTGCGAGCTGCCTGATCAGCAATCGTGCGTGTGTGGTAGCAATTTGATTCTGGATGAGAAGGTGTTGTTCCAAGAACTCCGGCAACGAGACGAGCTGCTTTTTCTCTTGTAATACCTGTCATTTCTACTTCAACTCCGAATAATTGATTTTTTAACATATATTTATCCTCCTAAATTGTTTTTCTGTTTTATTGAACTTTTATTCTGTTTCTATGAATATATTACCATATGTACACCCAGTGTCAATGCTTTTTTCTAATATTCTGAATATTTTTTCTGAAAAAGCAGAATAAAAAGTTGACAAAACAGAAAAACGAATTTATAATAAAACAGAGGTGATTATATGATTGATGAAAGATTGAAAGAGCAATACAATCAATCGGTTGTCGAGCTAAAGGAAGCTCTTAAAAGGGAGCGTATTTTTAACAGGATTTACCGAAATATGATTGCGATAATGGATAAATTAGAGAAAATTTTGCGAAAGACAGGGGGAGAAAGAAGATGATTTGCTACGATCGACTGTGGAAAACACTAATTGATAAGCACTTGAAAAAGACAGAGCTTCGGGATAAAATAGGAATCAGTAATGCCACATTAGCGAAGCTTGGTAAAAACGAACCTGTCAATCTTAAAGTTATAGATGCTATATGTCAGGAGCTTGATTGTGATGTTGAAGATGTTTTGGAGATAAAACATTAAATTTAAGGAGGCATTATGTACGTTGAACAGGATAATAAAGTGCATTTTGACAAATCTGATTTAATTGATCCGGTTATTCCTTCTCCGTTTTGGAAAAAACCGTCTATCACAATGACGAATCCAGAGGTTCAAATTATTGCAGAAAATTGTGATAATGAAAAAAATGCACAAGCAGGTGAATCTGATAGATTAGAACATCAGCCTATATTTGATACATATACTGGTATTGACAAAAACATAAATGATGTTATTATGATGTTATTAGAGAACACAAATAAAAGTAATGAAAGTAATCACAAATAAAATTCATAAAATTAGTGGAAAAATTAACGATGAACGTACACAGAAATGCTGTTACGAAATCGAGTTTGAGTAGTAAACAGAGCTTCATAAATGGCGTAAATAAGCCATTTATGGGGCTTTTTCTTTTATCGTGATACCTATATGATACCTGTTTTGATAGTACCACAGATATTAATGAGTACTAAACAGAAGTGTCATAGGTATTATCTATTATCACATTTCTTTTTATTTTCAAAAATTATCCCAATTATATGAGGCACCAAAAACTGGTGCAAATTAGTGAAAATACACCAGTGGTGTCACTTCCGTAATTTGTGGGTTGGTTATAGAATTTATCTCACAGAAAGTTTTTAACACACAATGTGCCAGTATTGCCACAATGTTACCTGATGATGCCGACAGTGTTTGTAGAGACATCTTTATTGGTTTAAGTATGGATTATGGTGAGAGTATCAATAGAGATGCTGATAAAGAAAAGGTAAGAGATAAGATAAGGAATAGGAGCAGAGGGAGATGATTCCTCTGCATATCCCCGATTCATTTTACACAGCCGAATTATATATTGAAAACCAGGAAATGATCGCAAGATATTGCGACTGTTGTTGATGATGTAGCGATTCTATGATATCATATAAAAATATGGGGTAAATAGTAACCCGAGAATCCCATTTGTAACCCAATAATCCCCGTTTGTAAATGAAAGTCCTGTTTTGTAACCGAGATTCCCGGTTTGTAAATGAAAGTCCCGGTTTGTAAGCAAGATTCCCGAATGTTCATTTCTATTACGATATGATATAATATGTTCAGCAATAAATTTGCGTA